AAGCCGATAGCCACAGCTTTAGATGTGCCGGGCTTTGGTTGAGGTTGGGTCTGCTGCGCAATGAAAGCATCTAGCTTAGACATGACTGGCTTCCTTCCACGTGTAGAGATGATCTTCATTCGGTGTCGACCTCAACGCTGTAGAGACGTGGAAGGATGCCGAGGTTGTCATCATGGCGAGGACCAACCCAACCGGCTGGCTTGATCAGATCCGGTAACCCGAGCGGGTTCGGCCGACCTGGCTTGATGCCGACTTCCTTGGCCATGTTGGCAGCGTGCACACGGTCCCATGCCTCATAGGCATCGACCTGGAAGAGATCAAGGGTGCCGATGGCGACAACGCAGAGATCAATCATGGCATCGACGACATCTTCAGCGGCGACAGCGCCTGCCGTGGTGACATCACCGCCTGCAGTCTGCAACGCCTGAAGAGTAGTCAACCCAGCCTTGGCTTCGTTGAGCTCTTCCTGCAGGAAGTTGATGCGGAACTCGAGCAGCTTGAGCAGCTTCTCACGGTCCAGCTTGGCTACTGCATCATGCACCTCGAAGTGAGTGTGCATCTCGAAGTTATCGGCGACCCAGTCGGCATCGAAGATGCTGAAGTCAAGGTCATCAAACACCTCGGTGTTGACGGTCTGGTCTGGCAAAGTCATGGTTGCTCCTTGGGGTAAGAGCATGGATTGATTGTAACACGCGGGTAGGAATACTCAACCTCAAAGTAGGTTGAGCGCCAGCGCAGACCCCAAGCTGAAGCTCCACGGTGCCTCACCATTGGAAGGGCGACCGCTCCAGAAACGCTGAAAGCTATTGTGCTCATTCAGCTGCTGCCAAGTCACAGCGAGACAGAGATAAGCAACGCCATCATGCTCCACGTAGCCAGCGTAGATCATCCCATTCTTCTCACCGTAGCAGTGTTCGGCATGTGAGAGGTAGGCATAGTCGCTTAGCAGGAGCTTCGCATCCACGTTTTGCTTGGAGATGATGGATCTACCGTCAGCAGATGATCCATAGATCGGCTCCATGGCGGTGCCAAGCTGCGACTGCCAGTCATGCTCAAAGCTGAGCCCGCGCTTTCGGCGATCCGTGCAGGCGAGTGTCTCAGCGCTGAGCTGGATCTTGGTCGGCAGAAAGCTTAGGTCAGCCATGCATGTTCATGCTGGTTGACCATGTCTCAACAAGCTTGTTACAGGTCTTGCAGGTGAGCTTATGGATAGTCTCATCTACGTAGTCGTAGCCGCCACTGTAATACTTTGAGGTCTTCTCAGTGTCATCATGAGGGCAGGCTTCCTGAAGCTTGTTGATTGCCTTCTCATAGGCAGTCCGCAGAGTGTCACTACGGAGTTCGTGGATTTTTAGCTTCGCTGCTGCAAGCTCACGAGCTTCGATGAGGGTGGTAAGTGTGTCCATGTGTTGATTGTAACACGATTAGGACACGTTACGACCTTTGCTCAGGTTAGACTGTATACAAGAGTGCCACAGTCATAGATGCGGTTCCAACCCTCTTCAGCCATGATCTGACCTTCAGTCTTGTCAGCTTGATAGGAGGGCAGCTCCTTCAGCTTCGCCTTCTGGAAGGTCTGGCGGTTGACGCGTAGATCACCTTTGAAGTAGAAGTAGCTTGGATCAGATGTCCCTAGAAGGGTAAAGCCAAGCGCATCGTAGATATCCCCTTTGCTCCAGCGACGATCTGCGTAACTGATGATATTGCCAGTGTGAGCTGAACGAAAGGCTGCAAGCAGCCTAGATGCACCGCCTACCACAGCCCAGCCACCAGCCACACAGCAGCGAATGAGTTCCCATTGGTGATCGCGTCGATAGCGTGGCCGACCGAATGTCATGAGTGCCAACAGTTTCCCATCATACCTCAAGCCTAACCGAATAGAAGATGCTGCACTGCCTTGCAGGTGACAAGCTTCCTCAAACTGTCTCGCCTCGCGCGCGCTCACCTCTACTAGTTCACATCGTCGGGCACCTACCTTCTGCAGTTGATGTCCAGTCAGATGCCTCAGTCGGTCTTCAACGATGTGACGCTGGTGGACCCATTCATCCTCGAATACATGCACCAGCTGTAGTCCTGCCTTCTGGGCAAGGAGCGTCTTTTCAAGGTGTCGCTCCTTTGGGTAGCCTGCCTTCTCACTGTGCCAGTAGAGGCCATCATACTCGATTGCCAGATGATGGTCAGGTAGGACGATGTCAATCTCTTTGCCATCAAGCCGGAGGTGGCGCTGCACTTGGCCAAGCGTGTTACAGAATGCCGCCAGATCTTCCTCTGCACCCGATGTCCCGCGAAAGATCGGCACGCAGGTGTGGCAGAGATCAGTGCCCCAGTTCCAACGCCTGACAGTTTGTGTCTGCGCCCGCAGCTTTGTGCCACAGGGTCGGTGAACAGCCTCGATGTAATCCGATGGACCAGAATGATAGGTGACATTCTCCCATTCAACGGGTGCAGTGGCAATGTAACGATCAGCGGTTCGCTGGCGCCTTGTCGCCGCGCTCTTCTCGGCTCGGGCTTGCAGTTTTGCCTGTCGAATGGCTGGATCAGGTGCTATCTTTACCCGCCGGTTTCCTTTGTTCCAAGGCGTATTACCGGTCAGGGCCTGTCGGAGGCTCTCTTTGTGAGCCTCACTGAGCTTTGTACCTGGCTTTCTTCCTCTCGGCATGGCTTGATTGTATCATAGTCCCGGAAAGCAGAAGAGGGACCCGTAGGTCCCTCTTCGATGTATCAACCTGCCTAAGCAGGTGTCTCAACCTGAGATCAGCTGAACGCGATGTTCTGGACGTGTACGCGAGCGTAGTAGTCAGCTGAGTTACCAAGGCTGGTTGCAGCTGACGTAAACGTAGCCTTACCATATCTTGTCATCAGCGAAACTGCTGGCATGAACGTGTTGGCATCCATCACGACGCCGGTAGACATCAGAGGGATGTATGGGCAATAGAAGTAGCCCGAGTCGAGTTCTGACGAACCGCCCTTGTAGCCGATGAGGACGTCTTCGCCCTGTGCGTTGGCAGCGGAGGAACCCGTGCCTGACGAATACAGGTTGTAGTCGTCGTTCAGACCCCAGTTATAGGAGTAAACCTTCATCTGGCCGTTCATCGTGCCGACCAGCTTGTTGCCGGTTGGGTCAGAGAAGGTGCCTGAAACAGCTGGAGCGAACACTGACTTGGCAGCGGACTGCAGCATCGAAGTGATCAAGTGACCACCAACGAGCCAGTTTCCAGGTCCACGACGTGTCTTGGCGCCGATTTCGTTGGCCATCTTGTTGATCAGGATGCCGAGGTGGGCATAACGATCGCCGAGGTAGTTCGGTGCGAAGCCAGCTGGTGGAGCTGCGAAGTCGTACGTAGCCGTCGTCGAAGCCAGAGCGAGCAGGTCGGTCAGGATTTCGTTGTCGATTTCGTGAGCGATCTGGGTCGACAGAGCTGCCGTCAGTTCAGACTCAAGGTCAAGGCCGTGCTGTGCGCTCAGATCCTGAGCAGCTTCCATCGTCCAGCGAGCCTGCAACTTGCGTGAGCCAGCTGTGATGGTTTGCTTGAGGACAGACAGACGCATTGACTTGCCGCCGAAGCCTTCAAAGTTGCCAGTAGAAGCGGCGAAGCCGTTCGTGGTAGCAGCTGTCAGAGCAGGTGGATAGCCAGCGGTGCCGACGTTGGCGCTTGAGTAGAAGCGCTTCATCTTGCTGTTGTTTGCGTAGACTTCGTCACCACCGGCGATGTCGTTGCCAGTGCCTGGGGCATCAGCAGCTTCAGCGAAGGCGAAACGGAGTGAGTACACCAGACCGACTGGGCCCGACATTGGCTGGAGGCCAACGAGGTCAGACGAGATCGTACCTGGGAGGATACGGCGGATCATCGGAATGACGATCTTCTGGAAGTTGGCGACGTCGCCAGCAGCATTGGCGGTTGCTGGGAAAGCAGTCTCGGCGAGGTACTTCTTCTGGTTTTCCATCAGAGTGTCGACGACTTGCTTCTTTGAACCTTGGAGGCCTTCGAGAAGAGCCTCTTTGGTTTCTTGCCAGTTTTCAGTGAGTTGCATGATTTCTCCTTGTGGGAAGTTGGCAGATTACTTGATACCTGCGAGGCGCTTCAGGTGTGCGATGCTCTCAGAGAGCGCCACAGCCTTTGCTGGGACGTCGATGCTGGTTGGCTCACCAGTAACAACGGTAGTCTTGGTCTGGGTTGTAGCTTCCTTCAGGACTGGAGCTGAAGTTGTAGCTTCATCACCTTCCTTGAGAATGCGACCGATGAAGAACTTGTAGCTTTCTTCCAGACGATCGGTGTCCACATTGCGGAGTACCATAGCCATCTGTTCACGCTTCTTGCCAGTCAGCGGTGCCAGGATCTTGTCCATCTTGGCTTCACGAACCATCTTGTTCAGAGCATCTTCACGCTCGCTCAGACGCTGTTCAGCATCAGCAAGCTTGCCTTCAGCAACTACGAGCTTCGACTGGACAGCACCTTCATCGACGTAGTTCTTGGCGTATTCAGTAGCGAAGGCTTCAAACATACGACGGCCAAACTCATTCTGCTTGACAACGTCGAGGTCTTCCTTCAGCTCTTCGATCTCTGCGCTAAGGCGCATCTCGAAGAATGTGTCGATCTTGTCGACAAGAGCGTCAAGCTCGGTGGCAACTTCGCCAGCCAGCTTGTGCTTCTCTTCAACCAGCTTCTCTGCGTACTCGGCTTCGAGGTCACGAAAACGCTCGATGTCACCGCGCAGTTCCGTGATTTCCTTGGTCAGGGCTTCGGCGACGAAGGCGTCGACCTTACCAACCAGCTCCTCACGCTCCATCAGCCACTGCTCTGACAGCTGAAGACGAACTTCATTGGAGACTTCTTCACGGACTTGCGTCTTGAAGGTCTCGACCGAAGTGGTCCACTGTTCAGAGATTTCAGCCTTCGATTCCTCGCTGAGCAGCTCTGACTCGAGCAGCTTTTTCAGGATTTCGTCCATGCGTTTTCTCCTATGTATTGAAGGTCAGTCGTTAGACTGGGCTCGGATGTCTCAAGGAGCTTTCACGTCTTGAAACTGTAACGTGCACGTATTTATACACGTGCACAAAAACCAGCGAAAAAACCGAACGTTTTCGCTGTATCTGGTGAGCTTTGCAGCTTACTCGGCATTGCTTTCGGTGTCTTCAGGCGTTGAAGCCTGCTTGGCAAGACCCGTTACTTCACGAGTCTTGGAGACGAAGTAGTCATGCATCGTGACTGAGGCCTGCTCCATGCGATCATTGATCACATCTTGCAACATCGATTTCAGGGCTTCTTGGTGGTCCATGGATATCTCCTTGGTTGTTGACGATGCAGTATTTACTGCCTATCCGACGACTGTTTTATAGCATCACGGATAATTGCTACTAGCTCGCTAGGACTTTTGTGTTCAAAGCTGCCAGTTTTCGTGGCGCCGTGAAACACATTACAAGCCCAATCGCCATCATCTTGCATGTATATGCTGACTTTGATGTTTGGTGGGCTACTTACTGAGATCATACCCAGCTTAGCTAAAAACATGGCCCTAAAGCCTTCTTTTCCCAACAACTTGAGCATCATTTCAAGTTGAAATACATGCTCAAGTTGTTCTATCTCCTCAGCAATAAATTGCTTGAAGGTAATCATTTACTCTGCGGCAGCTTCGTCGGCAGCAACCATCTTCATTAGACGGGCATTGACGGACTTACGGCATGCTGGATCGCAGCCCTTCAGAAACTTCAGGACGGCGGCCTTGTCGACAACGACTTCGTCAGTAGCAGAAGGAGTGTCCTTCATGCCCTTGGCAGCAGACTTCTTGTCACCAGCAGACTTTGACTTCTTGACTGGCTCCATGGAGGTATCAATCTCCATATCCATGTCCATGTCGGCGTCCATGTCAGCCATGGCGGCCTTCTTCTTGCCTTCGGCAAGCAGCTGTAGCATTGGGAATTTCATTTCGTGCCCTTTCGGATTGCTTCGAGGAGAGAGAAGATCTCCTTCTTGAAGTATTGTTGTGCCTTCGGATCATGAACAACGGCCTCTGCCAGCGTCATGACCTTCTTCGAGCCGAGTGCTTCCTGCACTACGTTTGGATAGGCTTCGGGTGCCGATGGCTGTGAAACGATGTCAACAGTCACGAAGGCGAAGTCAGAGACGTTGCCGCCTTCATTGACATTGCCAGTGCCGCGTGATGAGACGCCGAGACGGACGCCACCTTCAATCAGACCCTTGGCGATGTTGCCAGAAGGAGTGTTGAGCAGCTTCATCTTGCCGACTGCGTTGTTGCCCGACATGGAGCACTCAGTGATGCAGTGGGAAACGTTGGCCAGATTGATGGTCAGGGTGTCAGGGTGGTTGAGCTCACCGAGAATGAAGTGACCCTGCTTGATCTTCTCATTGGCGGATTCAACAGCCTTGGTGATCTCGTCGAGCGGGTAGACACGACCATTGCCATTCTTCAGGGCGGCCTGCATCATGATGCCCTTCAAGAACAGATCAGTGCCCTTGCGCATCTCGCTGAGCGGCGAGGTAAAGATGTCTTCTTGGAGCAGAATCATGGTGAATCCTTAGTTGATGCCTTCAATCTCGTTTGGCTTCTTGCCGAGATCGCTGCGGATGATCTTGTCGAGGCTGTTAGACAGATCGAAGATCTCTCCAGCATTCTGCTTGTCTTCAGCTGATGCAGCTGGATTTGCAAATGGGAAGCCATGACGACCGTGCAGGTTGGTCAAGCACACATCATGATAGTGCTGCAGCTCAGACTTGATAGTGCCAAAGTTCTTGTCGCCAGCCTGGGCCATAGCGTGGGCCTTGGTCACGAGGTGCTTGACGCTAGCCTTGATCATCTTTGGATCTAGAAGCTCAGAGCTGGAGCGCTTGAGGGTGGCGTCGCGGTGCTCCTTCGTCTTTGGGTCAAGCTTTTCAGCGGCTGGCTCAGCGACTTCAGCAGGCTTACCAAATGGTGGTGCGGCCTTGACTGGAGCGGCGGCCTTCTCAACAGCCTTCTC